ATATTAATTTATAATTTTAATCAATTTTTTTTCTTTTTTAGCATACTCTATAGTGTTCATTGTACCTCTTGATTCAATACCTTCTGGTATAAATGCTACAATTATATCACTATATTTTGCTATTTGTTTATTTCTTTTAAAATAGTTTGAAACATAATATGGTTTATTATATTGTGTGGCTGGTAATTTACAATGCATATTCCAAGTGTAATGTGATGGTGGAAACTCTACATAATCCATGTCAAATTCTAATGTAAACTTTTTAGCAAACCCATCAGCTCCATCTCGTTGACCACCACTTACTATTTCTACTTCGTCACCATATTTTTCTTTTATTTCAAATATTAAATCTTTTATTTTCTTCTTGTTAGTATAACCTCTACTACCAACTATACCTATCTTAATCTTCGTAGTCATTTCTTTTTTGTTTTTTTATAGTCTTGTCTGAGGTTACAAATTTAGTAACATTATAAAACTCTTTTAATCCTGTCAAAAGTCCACTAGAAGTTTTATAACTGTACGAAAATCTTGCATGTTTATTTTTAACTGAATTTGGTTTTATGTCAAAGAATACAAAATCGTCTGGTTTAGTTTTACTACCTTGTTTTACAATCGTCTTGAATGACATTTCATTTTCCCATCGCATTAAAAAATCTCTTAACTCGTTACCTTTTAAATCATCTTCATCGAACCAGAGATATAACAATATTGCTATTTGTAATTCATTGTGAATATCATTGACTTTTTCCATAACATATTTTTCAATATCTGTATTTATAAAATCAGTTAATTTTAAACGTAAGGCTGTTTTACTTGTCATTACTTAACTCCTGCATCACAATGTTCTGTTTGATTGAATTCACAAAACTTACAATTCTTTTTAGACGGTCTCTTTATATAATTATGTTCTAAATTATATTCTCCGTCAACAAATGATTCATCTATAAATTGATTCAAATTATTTATTACCTTATTTACACTAGGTTTACCACTAGCTGGTTGAAATGTTTGAACTCTACGTTGAGGAAAATCTAACTTTTCATATAGTTTTCTTTTAACTATAAAATACTCCACATCAACTTTATCAATAGGTATATCAAGTTGAGCACTATAAAAATGTTTGTATAACAAGAGTTGGTCTGTTTTAGTCTTATCGGCTTTCATATATTTGTTCCAACCCATAGTAGAAGTCTTGATATCTATAATTTTGTATCTATCTCTTAATGTATCGTGTAAAACAACATCCATATAACCAATAAACTTAATCTTATTTGGTAAGTCATAATCAACAGGAACTTCTATACCAACTAACTCGTAATTCTTTTTACTGAAATACATATTACGTTTCTTTTTAAACCATTCTAGTATAGCCAGTCCGTGAGTATAAAATTCTTCCATATCTTTTTGTTCACAAAATACTTCACCACCATTTCTTTCCATAACTTGAGTATAGTTTGTTTTCATTCTATGTAACAACATAGTATCTAATGGAAGTGCATCTGCCATCTTAATAGTATCATTGTACATCACAGTAAGATATGTCTGTAATACTTCGTGCATACTAGTACCAAACAAAGTGTGAATATTATCTGTAAATTCACCTAACTTATCAATGTAATTAAGTTTCCACTTATATGGACACGTAACCCATTGATTGTATTGACTATAACTTATTCGTTTCATTTTCCCCACTTATTACGACCAACGATTGTTGCCATAATACCATAGTTTGAAACATCAAGATAAGCATCCTCTAGTGGTTCATCTTTTACTGCTGATTTCTTATCACCAAGTAACAAAGTTTTAACACGTTGTAACTTATCATTCATACGAAACCATAAACCTGTTAGTGATAATTTAATCTCTTCTGGTGTTACTAAAAAAGTTCCAACGCTAATATTACCTGGACCATAATCGTGTTGTTTGTGTAAGAATAATTCATATTGTTCTTGTTGAATCTTTTTGAACTCTTTAGTCATCTCTGGCCATTCTTGTTCCATCTTTTCTATAACGTTATATTCCTCTGACTCTACACGAGGACTATCTTTTATAACCTTTGACATTTATTTCTCCTAATTTACATACCTGAATATACGAATAAAAACGTATACAAGTCAAGTATTATTTTACTCTTCGCCAGCGACATATCCACCAACAGAACCCAATACATTTAGTCCTGCAGCTTCAATCTTTTTAGGTTCAACTCCCCATTTCTGACAAATTTCTCCTAACTCTAACATACCACCTTCAGTAAGATATAACATTTCAATCATATCATATGCTTCTTTCTTACTTACTTGTTCGTGATTTGCTATTACATTGATTAACCAATCTGGTTGTGCCATTTGATTTCTCCCTTTTGTATATTTTAACCATTGATTACCTTTAGGTAAAATATTTGTGTATAGTTTATACAACTCTTTAGGTTTCAAGTTATACTTTTGTAATTCGTTTACTAATTCAACCCATTCCATCTTCATTGATAGGAATCTATGAGTCATATAATTAGACCAAGTTTTTTTATCTTCGTCTGAAATTTCTTCCCAATAATTAGGATTTTGAACGTTTGTTATCTGTTTGATGTGGTCGAACAGACTTTTTCTTTTTATTGAAGATTTTTTCGTATTTCTTTTCCCACTCTTCATAACTTATACCCCTTCGTAATCTATCACCTTTACCAGCCTCAGAATATTTAGCTTTGTTTGGCATTCGGTTGTGTTTCTTCACCTAACCCTGAACCCGCTAACATAGATTTAGGTACTCTACCACAATTTCCACAACTATAAACATCAATCGGTACTAATGCCTCCTCACCTGTTGGTGATACTAAAGGTGATATTCTTTTTATAATTGTAGAACTGATAAATAAATAATTCCCACAATACTCACACTTCATAGTTTCTGCTTGTTTCAAGTCAACTTTTACTTGTGCTTGTTGTGGTTGTTTATTGATTGGACCTTTTGGGTGCATACTCATTTAATAACTCCTAATAATTCTATTATCATAGCCATAACATTTATTTCTTTATCGACTACCTGACTATCTGATAACTCGTATCTCGCAATAATCAAAATACATTCTGCCAAATGACCTTTACCGTAACCATCTACCTCATCATACAACAAACGAAACAAATCAGCATAGTCTGTAATCTTATTATCAGCTAATAGTTGTCTGATTTCTTTAAATGCATTTTTCTTATTTTGTGTATCTAAAATCTTCAGTAGTTTTAACTTATAATCATTCTGAATAATACTTGACGTGTCTAATTTAAGTTTACCATTAACTACGTTTCTCTGAGCTGAGTTGATTACTCTACGAATATCTGGATAGTTTGTATCAACTAATACTTTTATATCTTCTATAGTATCTATTACGTTTTCTTTAATTAAAATATTATGTAGATGTTTTGCAACTTCAGTTTTAGATGGAGGAACTATTTGAAAAGATTGACATCTACTTTGTATAGGGTCAATGATTCTCTCAACGTAATTACAAGTCAAGATGAACCTACAATGTTTACTAAAGGTTTCCATTAGATTACGAAGAGCCGCTTGAGCGTTAGGTGTAATGTAATCACACTCATCTAATATGATTATCTTTAAGTCTTTGAATCCTACAGTTGATGCAAATTGTTTTACTTTTGTCCTAACTGTATCCACATTATTTTCATCTGAAGCATTTATATAAAGATAATCACATTCTATGTTTTTCACTAACAATTTAGCTAAAGTAGTTTTACCTGTTCCAGCTTTACCATACAGTAAAAGATGTGGTAAGTCTCCACTTTCAAGATAAATAGATACTTTGTCTCGTAAGTGTTCGTTACCAATATAAGTATCTAATTCAATCGGTCTATATTTTTCAACCCATAACGAATTAGGCATCAATCAACCTCTGTTGTTGCTACTAACCAATACTGAGATGTAAAATCATCAACTTTAAATGATATTCTAGCTAAACCTTCACTACTAATTTCTAATGTAGCACTTTCACATTCTTTATTAGCAGATAGAATCTGACTAAAGTATTCTGCATTGAAAGATACATTGTCTATAGAACTAAACTTTGAAGTTTGTACTGGAATATTTACTCTATTAGTATTAACAGACGAATACCCAATAACTAGTTTAGCGTTACTCTCATCAGTAACTACTGTGAAAGTTGTTACTTCAGCTAAAGCTGATGTACCTGATATAAACTTGTTAATCAAAGAAGGTTTAACATCAATTTTCAATTCAAACTCGGGAGTGTTTTGTAGTGGAGGAGGTTCATTGATAATTGAGGAGTCTGATAACATATAATTTACTGAAGTTACCGAATCTGATACTTTCATTGAAAGAGCTTTATCTCCAGACTTTGAAATCGATACTTTAATATCTTCATCTACAACACCTAATAACCTTAATAATTGGTCCGTTGTGTATATACCAATCGTGGCATCCTCAAAGTCCCAATTATCCATTTGAATCGAGCCCAATAATGTCTTATCGTCTGATACAAATTTAGTTTTTAATTGTCGTTTTTCTGAAGTACTGTTAAGCACTACTGATTGAGCAATACCATTTAAGTGATATTTGTTAATAAAACGAACCAGTTTTTGTTTATTCATTGCGAATTACTCCTAATAATTATAACCATATATACATATATATATAAGTTTGTTTGTTGAAAATCAAAAAAATCTTTCTATAGTTTTTTTACTATCTGTTGGTTCTGTCCAACCAAGAGCTTCATATAACATCATAATTTTTTTATGTAAAGCTTTATTATATAGTTTAGTGTGATGTATATGTTTTCTAATAAAATCTAATACTTCTGGTGGGTCTTCGTGTCCTTTATATGCAATTGTACTTAGTCCAAGAGGATTAGGTTTCAAATACACCCATTTAATTTTATCACCATTAGATATACCAGAGTATTGTCTTGATATTTTATTATACTTTAAAAAGTCGTTGTAATATAGAGCACTTTTAACGTGAACTGGTGTTCCTAAATGATGGGACTTAAATATATCACCGTTTTTCTTACGATATTTACCAAGTCCCTTAACACCAATTGGTATAGCAATCTTATTGAAGTCCATGAGTTTCATACTATCTTTAAAATTAATAATAAACTCATCTAACTTCTTCTTAGGAACACTCATTAAAATATCTTCTAGTACTTTAGATAACATTGTTCTCATAGCTGTAGGGAAACTACTACGAACTGTATCTAATCCTTTAACCATCATCTTATCAACTTTCTTACCATTGTCGTTGATAATTTTTAGTCCGTATCTCTTCTTAGTTACGAACAAACCACTCTTAGCAATAACCTCTTGTTTGATATCAAATCTATGTTTATCTAAATTACAAAACTTTTTAGCAAAGTAATCATAACCTTGATTTAAATAAGATTGAACTTCACTAGCAATTTCAAGAATAGACTTAGACATTTTATCTTCATTTCTTACGTCTAAATCTGGAAATCGTTTCTCAACGAGAGGTAACGCTGAATAGAATACTGAATCTGTATCAATATAGATACAGTGGTCTTTTACATCACCTAGTTCTTTATTGTAGAAAGCGTTACCTATCTTACGTGTAAACTTGATTAGTGATTGACCTGTACTCGTTACTGCTTCAGCATTATCTAAATCATAAAATCTAAAAGCAGGAAGTCCTAATACACCATATAAACTATTCAATACAACCTTTTGAAGATATTGTCTTCTATCAAAATAATCTGATTTTTCTCTATTACCCTCTTCGTGAAACTTCTTAGATAACTTACGATACTCAACTCTCTCATCAAACCATTTTCTTAATAGAGCAGGAAGTAACCCGTTTTTATCTGTACGATACATTACACCATTTGTAGCTATTCCTATTTGTTCGTTATCCATCATACGTTTCAATTCAGTTTCAGTATATCTGTTTAGTACTTTTTCATTATGTGTAATCGAGTATGTCTTTTTATTGTCTTGTTTTAAAAACTCTTCAGGATTCCAACCTTCAATCTTACCCAATTTTGTTTCAGGTGATATGTTTAATGACATAATACAAGACGGATACATTGATGTAATATCTAAATCATAAACCCAATCGTGTTTACCTTTTTGTGGGTCCTGAACATAAGCTCCTTCAAATTTTTCTAACTTACTGATACCTTTCTTAGGTTTGTTAGGTGCTACAATTTCATTTTTTCGTAAATAAACTAGTATAGCTCCTTCAAGGTATCGAGAACTCATAAATACATCTTCATATGGACAATGACCAAGATGTGCTAGACCTCTTGCTATTTCTATGAAGTCTAACTTATCATCAATTTTCTTAACAAGTTTTACGTCTTGTAAGTTATATTCTACAAACTTTTTTAAATCATTCTCATATAAATCATTCAAAGTACCATCGTATGCTACCTTTTTTTCACCGACTTCATATTCACCAATAGCATCTAATCTATATGATGCTCGTTGACTGAATGTAAACTTTTTATATAGTGTAAGATAATCTAAAATACTTACACCTGCAATCTTATATCTATTTTGAAAATCACTCCAATGTACTTGTCCTATAGGTGATAGTAAGTCAGCAACATTTTTTCCAACCACTTGTTGAGCTCTGTTATATAAGTAAGGTACAT